CTCCTTAGCGAGCTTCATAACGCGCGCGACTTTCTTAACGATGCGAGCCTCCTCGCTCCCAGGATACTGAGAGTCGATGATGTCTTCCATCGCGATCGAGTCCTCAGCAGAGTAGATCTCGCACATGTAGGTCGTGCTCGTGCGATCAAACCCACCGATACGAGAGCGAGATGCACCAGGCGCGCGCTGTAGGTCGAGCCCTGCGCCTGCGCCCATAAAATTACGAGAGGTCTCTAGCAGGAGTGTGCCGGAGCGCTGAGGAACCTTGATATTCTCGCAGACCTTGTCAGCGATGAGGCTTGCGTCGCTTGGGACTGCCTCAGCGACTAGGTTGCTTAAGATCTCATCGACTGGGTGAATATTACGATATGAGCTTGCCATTTTGGATCACCTCCTATTTAAGCGAGTGGTGCGAGGCCGCGATTGAACAGGATAAAGAACTGCTCATTTGCGCTAGCGCTTGTCTGGTTGACGTTGGGGAGGCTGAAGCCGACAGGATAGTGAGTGCTTGCAGCTGCCTGCACCTTGCCCCCGGTGGTGACTGCGAGGACAGTTGCCGAGGTAAGGGTGAGTGAGCCACCTGCGATCACGCGAGACTCGCCTGAGATAACGACCTCAACGACATCACCTGCATCGCCTGCGCGCTGAGCGACTCCGATGATGGTGTTTGCAGTTGGGTCGGTTGCGACTGCGATCTTACCTGCTGAGTCGATGGCGACGAGCGCGAACTCAGTCACAGCAGATGCACAAACAAAGGTCTTGATGATCTGATTCATGATCACGCTCCTTAGTTGAAGACGCTGTTGTATGCGTCTGGGTTATTGGTACGGAATAGATTTAGAGCCTCGCTGAAGTTGAGCCCCTTCTCTTCAGCGAGGAGCTTGACCTGCTCAGCTAGGGTCGCCTTGTTGAGCTCAGCACCAGAGGCACCGTGACCGATCTCGTTCAAAGGCACTGCTGATGAGGCAGGGCGCTCGCTGAACATCTGCCAGAACTCCGGCATGTTCTCGCGCACGTCCCAAGCACGAGCTGCTGCTGTCTCCTCGCTTGGGCTAACCTTGCCCTCGCGCAAGAGAGACGCGACTGCCTCACGACGCTCGACATCACGCTTCTCTGCCTCGATCACCTCGAGGCGCTCTGAGAGCTTCTGATTTTGCGCGCGGAGCTGCATGACCTCTGCAAGCATGTTGGGCTCTGCTGTCTCGCTGAGCTGTGCTGCCTCGGCCATCTTCTTTTCTTTATCGTCGTAGCTGTCGCCCATCTTCTCAGGCTCGGCCTCTTTCTTGACCTCGTCCTCTGGCTTCTCAGCGTCGACCTCGACCTCGATCTTTGCCTCGTTCTCTGAGGTCATATCTTTAATCTTCTGCTCGAGCTCTTGCACCATCGCATCCTTTGCAGCGAGGGCAGCACGAAGCTCGTCAATGTTCATAGACTCAAGATCCATGTTCACTTGCTCCTGTTCACTTAGTGTTACCCGATCAATGCGATCATGCGATTGAGCAGGTCTTGGGGTTAAGGTGACAGCAAGCAACTGAGCGTCGCCCACCTTATCGCCACCGTTACGAGTGTAAATCTCGCCATGCAGATACTCGGGCGAGCTCCACAGCACACCGCCTGCCTCTTGTACGACTTTAAGGCCGCGCTCGTTATATGCAGGCACTGCATAAAGCCCATCTTCGCGCAGGTCGAGATCGATAATCATGCCGAGCGCGTTGCCCGACTCAGGAGGCGCAGGTGTGCCACCGTTAAAGGGCGAGGTCGCATGTTGCCAGTCAATGATCACCGGGTCTGCGTCGCGTCGGTCATAGTATACGCGCACCATCTCCTCAAGGAGCTCCTGCGAGACAGGCGCACCGATCGCCTCGCCATTCATGCGCGAGCTGACCTGACCGAGCGCAAGCGTCTTGAAGGGCTTGCCGACTGTGAGGCCCTCGGGCACATCATAGGTCTGCTCAGCGCGCACTTGAATCGCCTCGCCATAAGCGCGAAGCGTTGCTTTCTTGTCTGCTGCATCCATCTGACTCACTACCTTTCTCGCCCAAGCGAAACCGGCATCACCGCCCCAACCGTCCCAAGCTTGACGGCCTTTGCCGTAGCTCTCCCAGGTCGAGCCCTCTTTGTCGACCTCGTGACGCTGAAAGTAAGAGAGCATCCTGCGCACAGTCTCAGGCGATAACGTCTTACCTGCGATCAAGTCACGAGCTCGCGCGATGCCAACTGGTGTCATGCCTCGCTCGCTCTGTGGCTTGTCAGCACGACGACGCAGTGCGCGCTCAGCTGCTTTCTGTGCGCCCTGTGGAGGCTTAAAATCAATATGGCTATATTTCTTAGGCGCGAGCAGAGCTGCCTCTGACTTTGCCTCAGTCTTTTGAGGGTGACCAGAGGGCAACAAGTCGAGGTCGCCTGTGTATGCCTCTTTACGCTCACCTGTGCCGACAAGCTTTAAGAAAGCCTTAACGCGACCGTATGCCCATTGATTGCGAGTCATGCCCGGGCGATGCGACACACTGAAAGCACCTGCACCTCGCCTGAATACAGCTTTAAGCGAGCCGAGGTCGACTTTCTTGCTCTTTGCTTTGTATCGATCGTTGTGCTTGTCGACCATACCTTGCAGAGCTCGTGCGATGCTCTCAGAGATCTCGATGCCACCTCGCTTGCCCGATGCTGAGCCCTCGGGGTTCGTCTTAGATCCCTTAATCTGATCACTCTTTGGCGCAGGCGTTTGGGCTTTGGTCTTAACCACGACGCCTCCTGATCGCTGCCTCTGCAAGTGAAGCGACATTACCTGCGCTTGCTGTTCTCTCGAGCGCAGATCGTTGTGCCTCCTCGGGCAGGTCGCCAGCTCCGAGACGCTCCCTTATGGCGCGCTCTAGCTCGTCGTCTGGTGTAAGCAGACCGGAGGTCACAAGCTGAGGGAGCATCGCGAGTGAATCTGCTAGATCGTCGGTATCGAGTCCGGTGTGTACGAGGCGAGGTAACTTGCTTGGATCTACTGTGCCGTAATTCCATCGAATCAACCTCCCGATCGTGCCTGCGCCTCTTCGGTCGACCCCAGAGACAGCAGACGCGACGATGTCACAGAGGTTAATCGCAGCTCGTCGGAATACTGACAGATGCACCTCACCAACTGAGCGCGAGCCGGTGTCGGTAATCCCGAGGTTTGCAAACTGCGCGAGGAAAGCTTGCGAGATTTGGTTGTCGCACTCTTTGATGATGTCGAGCGGGCCTTGCGCGTATAGATTAGGCGCTGAGGCGTACTGATCAAAGCTCACAACCGGATTATCGATCAGATAAGCTTGCTCAGCAGAGAGGAAAGCTTGCGCCTGTGCCTCTGCCTCATCGATCATCGCGTTTATGTCTGCATCGGTTAAACCATGCATCTCAGCAACCGAGCGATCGACCTTAACGCGAGGAGTCGGCACTGCCCAACGATCGACACCGACGCACATGAGGTTTGACACCTTCTGTTTGGTTCTCCACCACCACCAAACAGGGCGCAACATACCAGAGCCCTCGAAGTTGGAGCCGGTGCGATTCAACGTGAGCAAGAGAAGCTTGTTAGCAGGGATCGGCTCAGGCGTCTTGCCTACACCAACAACCTGCTGTTGTACTCCGTCGAGCTGCTGATTATCACGAGACAACCAACGCAGATGCGCGCTCGGCTCTCGATCAGCATAGAGGTCGAGCCAGACTCTAGTCTTGCCGTTGAAGTCAGGGCCGACTCGATAAACCTCCTCGGCATATCGATACCCTAAAGGCACAAACTCGAGTAGGTATGATAGTTGCTCTTCCCAAGACTGCGACATCTGACCTGCGTAGCCATCAAACCCAAAGCACTCGTTACTAAAGCGCGCGAGCTCGTTGCATACTGGGTCGAGATCGTCTGCCGACTCAAAGCGCCAGGTTGCAGAGAGCAGGGTCTGCCTGAGCATGTGCCAAGATCGACGCACGACCGGATCGGTGCGCAGCATATCCTCTGCCTCACGCACCCAATTAAGCCCGGTTAGCTGCGCGTTGCGCTCATAGCCTGAGATCATCCCACCAGACAGCATCGTGCCTGAGATGCCTCGCGTACTAAAGCGAGGGTGAAGCGCCCTCATGTGTCGGGGCGTCTCCTCTGAATCGGCTTGGTAGTCTAGCTTGCGCATGAGCCCTCGAGGGTATCAATAGATGATCGTTAGGCTTATACATGCGTCGGTTTTAGTGTTGGCTTAATCGGGCGCTTTGTCAAGCCTTGTATTCGGCCATACACCACGAGCCTTTAGCGCTTCAAAGTCAGTCGGGCGCTCGTCTGTGCAGATCACTCTTGATAATCGCCATCGATGAGGCTTGCCGAGCTCCTGCCAAGATGCACAGCGCTCGCACCATTGAAAATCAATCGTCGTATTTGGCGAGCTCATGAGTGAGATACCAGAGCGCCTTTTGCAGATCCTCTCGCGCGTTGCCCTTGTGACCTGAGCGCGCGACGTACTTGACGACGTTACCGAGCGCGAAGCTCAAGCCCCACGCCTCGATCGCGTCAATCACTTCCACTCCTGACTCAGCATGATAGTGCTGAGGATGATCAACGGCAGAGCTCGGCTCGTCTGCTGTGAGGTCG